TGAAGTTTAAAACTTGCACCATTTTTGCACCGAAAGTTTTTGACAAAAATAATTATTTGAAATAAGTATTGCTTGTCTTGAACATTCCTCGGTAGCTCAGTTGGTAGAGCAGTTGACTGTTAAACTTTCAAGCCTCCACACTTTCAAGTTGTTAAAGAAACTAACAACAAATGAAAGGCTAAATGTTCAGACTTTATAGGATCAACCTCAAGTTTTTATATTCTTGCACCATTGCTGCACCTCTATTTGTGGTGCATCAACTTGTAATTGCTATAATTAGAGTAGTTGACCTTGCATATTAAGCTCTGAACTTTAGAAGATATATATGTCAATATATAGAGTAACACCAAAAAGAGGTAAATGGATTGTTCTTCGAAAGTTAGATCGTAAGACTATGAGCAATTTTCCATTTGCTACTAAAAAAGAAGCTAAGCATTTTATGGCAAATCTTGATGCTGCTGAAGCTGTAAAAGAAAACAAAGTAAATCAAGTTGCTGTTGGAGGTCTAAGATTTGTCGATGCTTTTGCTAATTTTGCAGAAGCTAAAAAGAATGAAAATTCTTCTGACAAAGGTATTAGACAAGCATCTGCTAATAGATACGACACTACTTATAGATTGCGTATAAAAAAATATATGGATCATAATGTATTGTTATCTGAGTTTGGCAATAAACACATGAAGGAATTTCTGATTGCTGCTAGTGATGATGGAGTTCCATATAAATCTCTAATTAATACTGTAAAAGATATTAAGTATTTTTTAAGAGAAGCTAATGCTGATGGATTAAATCCTAACATGAGTATGACTACTTTTCAGCCTCATAAATTTGGTTACATAAAACCAAAAGATGATGATGCTAGATTTACAAAAGAAGTAGAAATACTTGATGATGCTAAGATCCTTCAGATGTTGGTCCATTTAAAATCAGAGTTTGGCAAGAATACAAATAGCACAAATACTTTTGCTATTGTTTGTTTGCTGTTTCTGTTTGGATTAAGAGCATCTGAATTATCTGCTTTGAAGAAAGCAAATGTGGATCTAAAGAATATGTTACTGCATGTTAAAGGTGTATATATTCCATCAGAAGGTGGTTATCTAAATCAAACTAAAAACAGAGGTAGTAGAAGATCAATTCCTATTGATGCTAATGCTGCTAAATTTTTAACTGAATGGTTAGAATATTTAGAAAAAAATTATAAGTATTCTATTTGGTTATTACCAAGTGATAGAGGTAATGGTCCATTAGGTTATAAATATATTAATGCTCACATTTGGAAAGCTTATGCTGCTATGGGATTGGCAGACATAACTTGCAGAAGAGATGGTCATGTAGTGATTAATTCTTCTCCATTAAAAGGCTCTCCAACTAAAATGTTTAGACATAGATTGGCATCACACTTGATTGCAGCTATGAATAAATTCGGAGTGTTAAGTCAAAACCAGGTTAAGAGTATTGTTGGACATACACAGTTCCAAACTACTTCTCAAATTTATGGTAACAAACTTGTTGCTATGAGTAACCAGGCAAGATCAGAAGTTGCTGTTGCAAAAGAAACTGCAACTAATGCTGATTTAATTTCTCAAGTAATTTCAAAAAATAACTAGGTATCAAAGGTCATGGAGGCTGCAAGAACGCAGTCTCTGTGGCTCCTAGGAGCTCAATTCTTTTTTAATTTAGTAAAAATTGCGTTTAATCTTGTATTGTATCTAATTAAGCCTTGGATAGATGTCATAAACATTATGTTTCTATTATTCTTTTTAACTAAAGGCTCTGCTACTTTTATTGTTTCAGTCATATCATCATTAAGTTTTTTCACTTCATTAATCAAATCTTGACTATAGATACCAAGGTAATCGTTACCTTCTCTAATAATTTGGTTTTCTTTTTTTAGATATTCATTCTCTTTTTTTAATTTACTTACTTCTTTGTGTAGTTCTCCATTCATATATTTGTGTTGCTTCTCTATATTAGCCATCTCTTTATTATCTTTTTCAAGACGATCTATAGTTTTATCTAATTCAGTAATTATTTTTTGCTGTTCTTTATCCAAAATAATTTTTTCTTTAATCTTTAGTTTCATTAGCTTTTGTTGCGGTTTCTCTATCAGCATCATCTAACACTTCATCCATAACCAGGTCATACATTCCATTAGGATTTTCAATAAATGCTATTTCTGCTTTGGTTTCTTTTATTATTTCTTTACAATGATCTTTAGCTTGTTCCAGGACCACTGTTAGATTAGGAAAATTAGAAGGATAAACACCATAGATATATAAGTCATTAATAGCTGCTGCTACTCTGCTCAATCCTTGGTATCTTCTTTTTAATCTCTGTACTTTACTATCTGTTGGTAAATTATGCGGTAGGTTCATTTTTCCTCCACTTTGTATTATTGATTTTTACATCCATATCTTTGACCTCCTGGGAGAGTGGCTCAGTTCCTTCAGTAGCTTTATTTTCATCCTCATAAGTTTCTTCCAAAACAAAAGCCGCTTCTCCAGTTATTGTTTTAATTATTTTATTCATGACTGATCTTTGACTATTCCATCAGTATTGAATTTTATTTCAGATCTTTGTAGTTCAAGATTAGCTTCATCAAGTTCAGCTTTAATTCTTGCAAATTTATCTACTTCAATTCCATAAGGTATTGGCACTTCATGTGGAGCTGTAACACTCTCAACTACATTACCTTTATTTCTGGTAGATTGTAGCATTGGCATTTTATCAGATAAACCAACTGCAATAAGCTCTCTACTGTCTTTATCTTTTGGAGTATGCCATAAGCTAATCATAAATTTACAATCAGCATCTGGATAATCTTGTTCTTCAATATCAATATGAAATTGTTCTGATTTATATATTGCCATTTGCTACCTCCATTTTTGGAGCTGCATCTAAAACTTCATTGGCAACAGTAGATCTATGAATAAAAGCTGGATCTAGTAAATCATCTGTTTTAACTTTATAAAAATCAGCAATTTGTTTTAATCTATATGCAGATGGAATGATGTCTCCAGCTTCATACTTTTGAACATTTTGATGACTTACACCAATATGATAAGCCAATGACTTTTGCGGCATTCCAAACTTTAATCTGCAATACCTCATATTAGATCCAAGCATTTCACAGAAAGTAACAAATTTTTGATCTCTAATTACTTTCATTATGGACCTCCATAAATTGCTTTATTTGATCTTTAATTGCTGGAACATTTAGCTCTGGTGTTCTTTCAGCTGTTGCTGCAAAACAAGCATTAGGCATCTGTTGGAACTTTGTATGAAGATTTAGGAAATAACCTACTTCTCCATCATTAGTATTTTTCTTTTTTAAATACCAAGCGGTATTATCTAGTCTCTGATATGGACCAGTTTTTGTGTTGAGAAAACTCTCTTGATCGTAAGAGATGTAACTTTCTCTTTTTTTTCTACTCATAATAAATCCTCCATAAATGAGTTGCGGTTAAGTTGAGTAGCAAGAACAGAAATAAGTCTTGCTGCTATATGTTTTGGAAACTCTATTGTTTCGCCATGATTAGTTAATAATAAAATCTCTTCTTGAATAAGAGGCAGCTGATCGTATCTGTCATTAGACATCTTTGTTGCTATTGAATTAATCAGTTGCTCATTTAATTTTCGGTGCTGCTCCAACTGTTGGTTTTCTTTACAGTTAGGAAATTTGAGTATGTTTGTTTCTACTTTAATTTCTTGGCTCTGGTTTTTTTCTGTACTCATCTTTTAAATATTCTTGATACTCCTTGTAAAATTTTTCGTCTTTTTCAAAAGTGGATCTACCATTTAGTTCTTGGTTTAGTTTCCATTCCAAGTAACTCATCGGTATCAATTTCTTCCGACTTCTCTTTGTGCATGTCATGTGCTTGAACAATGTATGCTAAAGCATCATCGTAACTATCCTCTTTGAATTTATGTGTTGCTCTAATTAATTTTGCTTGAGCATAAAGTAATGGCACTTGCCATCCTTGAATTGGTTCTATTAAATGTTTGTCCAAGATTATGGACCATGAAGCAGCAATCTTATTCATATTCTCTTCGAATGATCCATATTGATCTTGTCTGGAGCTTTCCAACTCCTCCAGGCGGTTATGAAGATTTTTTCTTGGCATCCTTACCTTTAAAATCCTCATGACCTTTTTGAACATAGAACTCAACAGTCTTTGACATACTTATAGGTAACTCAAATCGTTTTTGAGAAAGCTCTTCAAGCAACTGATAAGTTTTTATATTTATGGCAACACTTTTGAATTTATCTGGGTCCACTTATGCCTCCAACTCACTTGGGTTGAAGCTTGTATCAGCAGCTCCAGCACCATTAGCTTCATCAGCAAGTTCTACTCTGTAGAAGGTAAAAAATTCTGTACCTTCAGGCATCTTGCCTTTGCCG